TGACCATGACGAAATTGATGCGATGGCATTTCCGTCATATTTGACGACTCCGTCAATGCCTGTATGAGTTGCCATAATTCACCCTTTCTTTTTGGTTTTTGGCTTTGGTTCCGCCTTTTCTGGAATTCTTGCAAAACCCCTTTGAATCAGCTTTTCCGCGTTTTGAGGCGAAGCACTAACCAGCGCACCCGCCTCGTATGGCACGCCTTCTATAATCGTATTTTTAATTAGTTCAATTTCCATCATGCTTCAATCGTTGCGACATCCGGTGCGTTTTCCGCATACCCGTATCGGATTTGATACGTTAAGCGATTCGATCCGGTCGGTTTTGATCCCTCGCCGGAAATCGATATATCAGCGCTTACTGGTGCAGAATCTCCAGCCAGTGAATTAATCGAAACATCACCCGCCATTGCGACCTGGACCTCCTTTTGAATCCCTGCAAGCGTGTCTAAGACTGTTGCACCATCTCCGCCCTGGCAATATCCTTCGATTGTTATATTCAAAGTCGCCTGCACGGACCTTGACCCGGCAGGGCTCAAGGTCTGCATCTCGATTTCTTCCTCTGAATCGTAAACCAAGAGACAAGGAAGTTTCGATTCTTCAACCGGGTAAACCCGCCCTTCAAAAACGTTGCTTCCGGTTGTACTTAATCCCGTCACATCAGAAACGATCCTTTCCCGAATTTGTCGCCTTAAATGATTCGCCATCTACTGCTCTTCTAACACTAAAAGCGTTGTCCCCTGGTATCCACTACCCGAATCTTTTTGAACCCCTACAATGGCGTAGGTGACGCCACTTATGACGATCGCGTCACCATGCGCCACACTTGCGACGTCTGAGGAAATCGCAAGCGCGGTTGGCGTGTTGCTCTCGACGTCCCGTTCCCCCGTGTCCAGGGGAACGGAATTGAATGGATTATCGAAAAGCACGTTGATTGTTGAAGCACTTCCGCCATCTGGCGTATAGCTTGCCGCAACTCCAAAATCATCAATTAAGAAGAAGTCAGAAAGATCATCAGCGCTTTCAATTCCCATCTACTCGTCCTTTTTTGAACGTCCCTTTTTCCTCGGTTTGTCTTCGGACAATTCAGCACGTCCCTGATTAATCATTTGACGTCCGAATTTTTCAGGAACTTCAAGAGTAGTTCCTTTTTTAACGTCTAGCCCATCCCAGACAAACCCTCGGATTGCTTTTATTTCCATATTCGACCCTTCGGCTGAATGGGATGCTGACCCAACCAGGCCAGCACCCGTTTTGGTATCCAACATCAAGGATTATGGATTGGATGTTCTGCTGAACGATCCAACATGCTCCACGTTGCAATCTGCATCGACAAAAACAAGAAGACGAGTCCGCCCGTCATCAAACTCTTTGTGAACGGCGACATCGATACCCGGGCTCCAATAGCCGATCAGGAGCGAGGACCAATCCCCAAAGATTGCGTTGTTTGCACCTGATGCGCCAAGGTCTTTTACTTGTGCAGAAATGTAAGCAGGGAATCCATCGATTTCGTTATTTTCCATAACGTATCGACCAGAACCCGAATCTCTACTTCGTCCTTTTGCATCACCTGCAAGCGTCGGATGGATTGCATATGCCAAATTACCAAAATAAGCATTTGCAGACATAACATCCGATTGAAGCTCAATTGCTTCTGCCCATGTAATTTGATTGATCGTTGCTAATGCAACTGTCCCAACTCCAGATTGAGCACCGCATCCGGTTGGACTATTCGAGGAACCGTCTCCGGTCATTGCCGCCTTATCAAGTGCCAATGCACAGGATTGGCTTATCTGACGGGCAACCATGGATTCGACATCCATACTGCTCTGCAATCTGAGCTGGCGTGACAAATCTACGCGAAGCCCATATGTCTTCAATTGAAGCGTTACCTGGTCATATGACGGAGTAACATCCCCGGCATCCGCAGATTCTGCTAACCATCCGCCTGTGATTGCTTCATCACGCCTTGGAAGCTTCAGAATCCCGTCAAGGTTACGCAAAACAGTTGCGCCAGCGCGGACCGTCACCATTGCATTATCGAGATATTCGATGAATGAACTTGCATCCAAAATCGTTGGAACAAGGTTCGCACCATCTCCTGATCCTGCCTGAAGTTCGCGTGTTCCATAACGCAAAGGCGTTTTGATACGTCGATCATTCAAAACCTCATTAGGAATATAATATCCCCGTGGAGCCTTGTTCTGCTTCTTTTCAGCGGCAAGACAAGTATCGATTTCAAACTCTGCTTCGCGTCTGAATCTTTCCGATCCAGGTTTCGACATATGGTTGATTAGTTTCATCCAAGAAAACCGTTTGGTTTCTTTATTAGTCATCCCAATATCTGAATGTTCCTTCGGGCGTTTCTGAATCCGTGTCAGGATTTCTTGTGCAAATTCACCTTCAGATTTCCCATCCTTTATATACTGCTCTGCAAGTTCGGTCTCTTTATGCTCCCGACCATAAGCCTCAATTTCGCGGATGCGCTTTTGCTCCGCTTGTCCTGCTTCTTTTATTACTGCGTCCATATCAACGGCGCGTTCTTGTACTTCAACTTCCATGTTAGGTTTTTTCTTTTTGGGTAATTCGATTATTTCGGTTTGAATCCGTGTTTCTCCTTCGCGTCCGACGCCGATACTAATATCAGCCGGAACCGAAACTATTGAGATTTCATGCGGTTCAAAATCGGTTACTCGATACTCTGGAGGATTGTCTTTGGTTTGTTCCATCCGGTGTACTGCATAACCTACCGAAACATTTTTTAAGATACCGTCCATGACGTCTTGAAAAACCTCATCTGCTCTTTCCGATTTCCCAAACCGAATTGATGCACGTCCGATTTTCTCTTCTATCTTGGCACTTTCCACGACACCAATCGGTTGATCGATATCGTGATTAAATAAGACCGGGGCCGAACTGTTCAGCCTTCCCAGGCGAACGCTTTCAGGCTTATGGTCTAAGATTTCCGATCCAAAACTCCGTTCCACCGGAGCTTCAGACGAAAAGCTAATTTCCAACGTCCGCGATTCCGCGGTTATCGTTGATTCTTTGACTTCAAGAATTCGGGTTAAAATTCCTGTTTCAATCGTTTTCATTTCCATTTTCTACCTCGATGGTTTCTGTAGCTGACGGGTTTACTGGTCCGGTTAGGTTCAAGCCCAACCCTTCGGCGACGTCTTTTTCTGCGGCAAGTTCTGCAAAGATATCAGTCCATTCCTCACCTGCTTCGGCGGTTATTTTTCCGATAGACGTAACACCCATTTGAAGGGCCAGTTCTTTTGCTTTCAGTTCTTTTAATGGATCGACATATGACCAGCCACGCCCATGAAAAACCACTTCCTGGAATTTAAATATTTTACTAATAGGAAGTTCAATCTTTCCTGTTGTTATTCCCATCTTGAGCCAGTTTCTGTAAACCGGATAACAGAACCTCGTAATCATGAACTGCTGGAGCGTTTTCCAATGCGCCTGGTCCTCTTGAACACCTGCACGAATCGATGAGTAATTGACATTTTCCAGATCGTTCGCAAGTGCGTTGTATGAAACGCCTGCACCGTTTGCCGCTCCTCTCAGCACAGCCTTGACGAAATCACTGAAATTAGTCGTCGGATGTTTGGGATCAAATGCTTCGAACTCCATTCCATTCGGTAATTGTTGGAACGTTCCAGGCTGGAAATCTGTCAATAGATTTCCAGATGAATCCTCACCATCGCCGACGAATCCTGATCCATCTGGTGATTTAAAAAATCCGATTGCACTTGCTCCAATGCGGGATGCGACCAAAGAGCTTTCTGTATAATCCGACAGAATTTGTAGTGGACGAATTGCAGTATTGAGCCACGGAATTCCACGAGACTGCGAAGGCCGTTCCTGCATGAACAGATGGATGATTTCTGATGCTGGAACGCGTTCTGTTTCAGTGTCGAAATTGTAACTACTAAGTTGAGTTGGCGTTTTAAGTGCCTGATAGTATGCGAGAGGTTTTCCGAATTTGTTCTGCTCGATTCCCATCACAATAAATTCATTATTCTTTGTTTGAATATTATGATTGATTGGGATTGCATCACCTTCTAAAACCCAAAGCGAAAACCCAAATGGATTTCCACCCTCGGCACGCATGATCCTGATGAAGCACTCACCATCCCGTGCAAGCGTTTCCATGACGACATTCTGGATTCCTAACCAGTCCTGACGACCATCGATTGAGACATAATCAGGATTTTTCGACCACTCGAAAAACAAACGTTCCAGGTAGTTATTATCAAACTTGTCCAAATCGCCCTGCGCGTTTCTGGTCTTTGCCTGGAACTTGAAACCCCTCGGACCAATCACATTTGCTTTTGTCAGAGTGATGAACTTTTTCGCATACTCTGAATTCTGACAAAGCGACCTGGTGCGGGCGCGTATCGTTGGAAGTGCGCCTTTAAGTTCTTCATCTGGTGCGGCACTTGTTCCGGTCCATCCTGCAAAGATGTTATCGAATTTAGCTGAATCAAATTGACGTGAAAGATGAATCATCTGATCACGAGTCAATGTCTTTCTTGGTCGCTTCTTTTTAAATATGTTTAAAAATCCCATTAATAAGTGAAGCGTGTAAGGATGATACCGTTATGACCTTGGCCCTTTTTGGAGCGCTCAAGTCGTTTCTCTTTGAGCCATTCAGCACGGTAACGGTCGCGGAAAAGCAAAAGTTCGTCGACACCCATGCGCGATAAGGATCGCCCTGCAATAGAATATGAAGCCTGATCTACCGACGCGCGTCCCTCGATCACTGCTTCGATGGCAGTCAATACTTTACGCGCATGAGATTGAGGGTCGGCGCTTGTATCGGTTGATATATTCTGGACAACTTCCCACTCACCTGATTCAAGGCGTAACCGTTCGGAAGATGATGTTTTTGTGACGTATAAATTCCATTGATAAATGCCGACCGTAAAATTAGCAGTTGTTCCATGTGCAATCGA